GATATCATTACCACTATTAGCGATTGGTTCTATCACCGGTCTTTCCTCTGATGAATCTGAAAAAGACAACATAACTTTTGTTCCGAACTTTCCTTGATATGACCTAACCAACTCTTCATATACCTCTTGTTTTTCAGTAGGGGTAGGGTCTCCAATAAGCGAAACAAACAGATTTGGCATAAGTGATGTAGCAATATTTCTTTTGTGAAAGTCAAATATCTCTGCTTCAAGAACGATGGCATTTACTGCTGATTGATATGGAGTTTCCGGATAATGTTTATTATCACTTGGAATATATGACTTCCAATAATAGATTTGTCGTCCTTCATTACGGGTTAAATCTAATCCGTGAAACTTAACAATCTTTTTTCTAAACGCAGACCAATTTTCACAATAATAAAACCAGTCAAGTTCCATATCTGTCTTATCGTCATCATCGTCTTTTCCAACACGGATATTCTGAAATGGTAAATGGTAAATACTTTCTATTCTTGTTCCATCACGAGAAGGGATACACTCAAGAGCAAACCCTCCAAAAATATTCACATCATAAAGTATCTTGTAATACAACTCTGAAATGGTCTCAAAACGATTTACAAGGACATTACCGAGACCTTCTATATCAACACCATCACCAATACCCATATTGACTTTGGAATCAATACACACGGACATAATGGGTGATGCTGTTTTTAGTTGTAATAAGAATTGTGGATAGTCATTATTGATATTACCCCAGTTAATCCAAGCATCTTGGCGTCTTTCTATCTCAACATTTTCTCTTGTATCAATACGATTGATACGAGGAATATTGTAAGTGTTGAATGAATAATTTGATTTTTTATCGTCCATATATGTATAAATATCTTTAAGTTTGTCTTATGTTCTGTAATAAATTACATTATCTGCTGTAAGAGCAGGATTACCCGAATAGAAAATACTATTACTACTAACAAATATAAATGCTAAAGATGTTAGTAATTTAGCTGTAGTGTAATCCACATTTAAGTTTGTTGGTGATGATTGTTCGTATATCCCAACCCAGTATTGGTTGTTGTCCTCCAAATGTAGATTACAAGCAGAAGCCCCAGAAGCAATATAATTTACAGGTTGATTTTTATTTGTGTTAAACTCAAATACATCATACTTGTTGGCATACTTTGATGGGTAAGTATCTGTTATGTTGAAAGGAATAAAACTCGTATAAATTAAAGATTGTGAGTTCTGTATCCTCCACAAATAAGTTGGTGATGATAATGTTTTATACTCACTAACATTTACGAATATTTGATTGTTTGCGTTTTGTTCTATGTATATCATTTGTTATAAATATATCGGGGGATAAAGATTAGGGGCTGGATGAGAATTGATTACAGTTGTTCCATAACTAGTAGGTGTTCCACTAAATATTGTATTACCATTTGTGGAAGCAGACCAAGTTATACCATCATAAGAATATAATGGAGCATTTACTGTGGCGGCACTAGCACTATAAATTACTGCCATAACAAACATACTTCCATTCCAAACAATATCATAACCAAATCCTGTAGAACCAATTAAACTTTGTCCGTTAGGTGAGGCAAACCAATTTATTCCATTATAAGAATATCCCACGCCACGATTACCAGCGGCAGCCCATAATGTTCCATTCCATGCTAAACCTATAGTATTTCCTGTAAAAATACTATTAGCAGATGTAGCAATACTCCAATTATTACCATTATAAGAATATCCTATTCTATTTGTTCCACTTCCACCACCAACCCACATAGTTCCATTCCAAACAACTCTATTTAATGAAATAGTCCAAACACTATTACCATTACTCGTGGCAGACCAAGTTATACCATCATAAGAACGAGCAACTCTATTATTTGCTCCACTATGAGTTCCACCAGCAACAAATAAATCACTACCATTCCAAGCAATAGTATTCATATAATTTTGGAAATAAGTATTACCATTTGTAGAAGCAGACCAAGTTATACCATCATAAGAATAATTTATTCTTGATAAAGCACCAGAACTACCAGTAGCAATAGTAAAATATTTACTTCCTGTGAATATTAAAGAACCTGGATATGTAGTACCACCGTAAAAATTATTTATATTTGAGTTGATTGATTGCCAATTTATTCCATCATAAGAAGATGTTATTATTGAGGTAAATGGAGGAGTACTACCAGAATTACCACAAGCATACCATTTTGTTCCATTATATATTATACCACCGACAGTTGTGGAAGTTCCACTAAATAAACTATTACCATTTGTAGAAGCAGACCAAGTTATACCATCATAAGAATAACCTAATCTGTTTATCATGTTTCTAGATGCTCCAGCAACAAATAAAGGTATTGGTGTTTCTCTTGGTGTTGGGGTTATGGTTGGTGTGATAGTATTTGTTGGAGTAATACTTGGTGTATTAGTATTTGTTGGTGTATTAGTTGGTGTTAAGGTAGGCGTAGGAGTTAAAGTTTTAGTTGGGGTTATGGTATTTGTTGGAGTAATCGTTGGCGTAGGGGTCGGAGTTTTAGTTGGCGTCTGCGTGGGAGTTGCGCTTGGTTCAGGAAATAAAATTGGTGGTACGAAGCCTCCATAGTTATAGATTTTTCCACCCTCAAAATATTCACTCTCTAATGTCTTGAACTTTTTATTTATTATTGCCATCAATTATTCTATGGGTTTTTTCTATTAGTATATCCACATCAACATCTCCCTTCTCATTAAATAAATAACCCCTTGAAAATAGGAGTATATCATTTCTAAAAAAATCAACATTTATGGTTATGTCTGACTTCTTAAAATCAACAAGCATAGTTTGTATTCTATAACTTGTTATTGGCACATATAAATTATCTCGTCTAACTTTGAGATTTTTTATTACTTCTAACATATGAAAAAAAGGGGGAGTTTTTACCTCCCCCATTAAACCTTTCAAGTTTTATTTTTAGTTCTCTCTATCAATAGCGATGTTTGAGTTCGCAGCCAACCACGCAGTTAAGGTAGTTGTAATATCCATTTCTGGAATACTGATGCTCTCATTACCCGTTAAGGTCAAAGTGTATAGTTGAGAATCTCCTGGTAATGAACCTGAACCGATTGTAGCCGAAGATACAAACAATCCTGAAGGAGATACGAAAAAGAATCTACCTGTCTTTAATTTTACAATAAAGAACGAAGCAGTATTTTTTACGATTTCTTGATATAAATTGGTATTTTCTTGAGAATAACCAGGGATAGTGAAAATTAAAGTCGGGTTAAATGAGAAGCCTAACGATTCTAAATTGATAGATGTTTCTTCATTTAATGCTGCCGAACTATTTCTCACAATATCTACCTTCTTAAACTCTAAACCTGCTGTCGCTCCTGAAAGAGCATCAACCATACCAATAACATCATAAGTGATACTCGCTAAAGCATCAGTAGTTCCTGTTGAGGTTAGTACCCAAATACCATCTAAACCCGGAACATTATTAGCACAACTGTTAAGTTGTAAGCCATTTGTGATTACACAATTACTCATAATATTTTTGTTTTGTTTTTTTAGTTTATTTTATTATTAAGAAGCAAATACTACTTGAGAACCGAAACTTACAGCCCCACCGAACTTTGCCGCCAATTTAATTCTATTCTCTTGAAAATCAAGTGAATACCAAGAAATAGGCCCAGTTATGTCGGACATTAAATCTGTGCCAATTAAAAAGTTCTCGGGATTAGTTAAACACATATAACCTGCCGCAATCTCACAAGAAATAGCGATAGTGTTTGTAAATGGAATCTGAATTGCCATTTGTCCGTTCGCTAATTGGATTGGGTTAAAGTTAAATAAGTTTTGGTCTCTTAAACCTAATTGTAATGCTTGAAAATCTGAATGATTAAGAGCCATAATTGTAGTAATGGTTTTTAATGTATCAGGTAAAGCCAAGATGTAAGCGTTAGTAATTGCTACAGAGTTAGCAGGGGTCATAGCTGTATATGTTTCATTTACTACTGAACCTGAAAGTGCTGCTGATTCTAATTGCTCGATAATACCCGAACAACCATCAGCCGCAATAGTTCCGTTCCAGAACTTTCTAGACATATAAACATTTGCCTTCTTTGAGATGTCTGCCATAAATGCTTCTTCAACACCAGGACCAGCACTCTCTCCGTAAGAACCAGGTTGTAATCTAA